GTGTGCGTGACGCGGAGGGCCGCCGGGTCGGTGCCCGGTGGATTGCGGGGCCGGCGGTGGAGGGGGAGCCGTGGCCGATCCCGGTGTGCGACGCGACCTGGCCCCGCGGCGCCTGGGTCGCCCTCCTCGAAGAACTCGACAACCAGGAAGCCTCGTGAAGTGCGCCAAGTACGAGGCGGAGCAGCCGGACTGGCCGTGCCGGACAGTTGAGACGATCGCCCAGCACTACGCCGTCACTCTGACCTGACAGCAGCGTGAGGCGTCAGATCACTCGCCGTCGGCCTCGCGTTGCTCCTGATCCGTGCCCGCGGCCGAGTCCAGCGCCAACTCCCGAATGATCTCCAGCTCCGGGCGTCCCAACTCCTCAGCGGCGTACTTCACCAGCCACCAGGCGATCTGGTAGCCCGCACTGAATGCGTCGAAGCCGGCGGCGTTCGTTCGGATGGTGCCGAGCTTCTCGGTGAGGTCATCCTCGATGCCGAGCTCCTGCTCTGCCCGGGCGGTGAGCGCAGCGATCAGCGCCGCTCGGTACTCGCGAGGTTGAGTTCTCCGCCTTGGCGACGGGGGGATGTGAGGGGTGCTCACTGCACGGTGGCCTTCCCGTCTCTGATTTGGGCGACGTGCTCGCGGCTGTAGCCGGAGCGGCGGGACACCTCTGCGAGTACGCCGCGCTTGGTGGGCTGGCCGTGGGTCTCGGGGAAGGCGTCGCGGATCGCGGAGTGGAACTCGGTGCGGATCTCGTCTACCTGGGCCTCGGCGCTCCTGAGTTTGTCGCGGAGCTTGTCGACTCTGGCGTAGTGCTCTTCGTCCATACCGGGAGGGTACATCGGATTGGCCAACTCCAATAGCCAACTCACTTGTCATTGCCAACTCGGTTGGCTAACATAGTTGGCATGACGAAGGCTGCGACGGCGAAGCGGACCACCACCAAGACGGGGAACTGCCGCCGGTGCCGGGCCCTGCTCACCAACCCCCGCTCCATCACCCGCGGCTACGGCGACCGCTGCTGGCGCGAGAAGCGCCGCGAAGACGCCGCCCACGCCGCCGGCTTCAAGACCACCACCGTCGACAAGGCCCGCCAGCTCATCGCCGACAAGGCGATCGTCCCCGTCCGCGGCCGCAGGGTCTTCCAGGTCGTCTCCAGCAACGGCACCGACCGCTACCTGACCGCGGCGAACACCTGCAACTGCCCGGCCGGCCTGCGCGGCAAGCACTCCTGCTACCACTCCGCCGCCGCCGCCATGCTCGCCGCCTAGCCCTCGAGGACGCGATGCACACCACCGAAACCCCCACCCTCGCGGACGCGCTCGAGGCGATGGCCCGCGCTGAACTCGACGAGAACACCACCGTCCCCGCCATCACCCGCGCCGTTGAAGCCCTCACCCCGCACCTCACCCCGCAGAAGCGGAACCTGTGGTGGTGGGAACTGAAGAACTGCATCACCCGCGCCGACGCCACCAACGGCTCCGGCCCCGCATGGGACGAGGTCGGCGTCGACTGGGACGACCGAACCCGGGAAGCCCTCAACGTCCTCACCGGCAACGACTGACCAAGTTGACACCACTAAATCCGTTAAGTCATTATGGCGCTGCACCCGTGTGTCCGAAACCCGCACGGCCAGCAACAACCAGGCTCAGCCCACACCGGCTGAGCCTTTCCCTTTCCCGCCGAGGGGGTGGCCGTGCCCCAGAACATCCCCGCACGGTTCCGGCCCATCGCCGACGCCGCTCTCGCCGCCGGCCGCCCGAAGCGGACCATACGCAACTGGGCCGCCGACGGACGCATCGACAAGATGCGGCACCCTCGCACCGGCGCCGTCCTCGTCGACCTCGTCGCCGCCGTCAAACTCTCCAACCAGGCCGGGCGCCGCAACCGCAGCGGAACCAGCACCGAACCTGAGTGCGACCGCCCCGAGGCGTACCCCTTCGCGGTCGACGAGACCGCCGCCTGAACGCACACCGGGCCTCGGTGCTCACAACTCCGCCCGTGTGTGCCGCGCACCCCGCCGTTGGTGCGCCCCACCCCGCGCGGCCCGGCGCCCCCGTCCGGCCGCGCATCGTGTGTCCGCCCACCGGGTTCTATGAGGGGTCCCGGTGGGCGGACCCACCCACACACGCCAGGAGAGGGCCGCGCCATGCACGCTGAAGCCCGCCTCGCCGTTGAACGGATCGGCGGCGCCTACGGCCTCCTGCACCGCAAAGACATCTCCGTGATCAACATCGGCGGACCCGAAAGCCTCACCCGGAACCTGTTCGCCACCCGGCACTGGACTACCGTCAACCTCGATACCTGGGCGCCCGACCGGTTCTACGACGTTGCCCTATGCGTCGGGGTCCTCGAACACACCCCGTCGTGGCGGACCTGCCTGGCCGCCGCAGCGGAAGCGTTGAAGCCCGGCGGGTCTTTGATCGTTGTGTGCGCGTCCGACCGGCACCCACCCCACTCGGTGAACGGCACAACCCGCATCCCGGCCGGTGAGCACTACAGCAACATCCAGCCCATGGAACTGGTCGCGGCGCTCGCCGACATTTTCCCCGGCGCCTATGGCGTGGACTACGCATTCCCACCCGGCGACGTGTACGCGTGGGCGCAACGCCCCACAGCGAGCGTCACGATCTAGACCGCGATGCCTGCCCAGACAACACCCACCCGCCCACGATGATTACGGCAGCAGCGCCGAGCAAGACGAACGCCACAGTCCGGCCTGAGCCGCGTGCATCAGCACAGGCAGCCTCGGCGTCCCCGTTGTAGACGCCGTTGTCGGCAACCATCGCATCGATCTGCCGTGTGGTAGCGGATTCAGCGGGCGCACCAGTGAACGCAGTACCGCAGGCGGCGCCGTCACGGTGGACCGGCTTCAAGCCCCACACCAGACCAGCGACGGCGAGCACAGCACCAACGATGAACAGCCGTTTCATCACAGTCATGCGGGCATGGTGGCACCCGCGATACCGGCGAACACGGCATGTGACCTAACCCGGACGTGCCCAGTGGTCGTGTGGAGGTAGCCGTGACCGCTGCGGTTGACCTCGCATGGGAGTACGCCGCCCGCGCGTTCGAGCCCCCACCCATCAACCCGTACCTGGGGGATCCGGTCGGGTGGATGAGGGACCGGCTCGGCGCGCACCTGTGGTCGAAGCAACGCGACATCGCCGAGTCGATCGTGGCGCATAAGCGCACTGCGGTGAAGTCGTGCCACAACGCCGGCAAGTCGTTCCTGGCCGCGCAACTCGCGGCGTACTGGATCGACGTCCACCCGCCCGGCGAAGCGTTCATCGTCTCCACCGCCCCGTCCTACCCGCAGGTCCACGCGATCCTCTGGGAAGAGATCCGCAAGGCCGCCAAGAACCCCAACGGCGACCCCATACCCGGCCGCGTCCTGCAGTCCGACGAGTGGAAACTCGACGACGGCACCCTCGTCGGGTGGGGACGCAAACCCGCCGACACCGACCAGCACGGTTTCCAAGGCATCCACCGCAAGTACGTCCTGGTGATCCTCGACGAGGCGTGCGGCATCCCCGAGCAGCTGTGGACCGCCGTCGAGGCGATCACCACGACCGACACCTGCCGGATCCTCGCGATCGGGAACCCCGACGACCCGAACACCGAGTTCGGGAACGTCTGCAAACCCGGCTCCGGCTGGAACGTCCTGCGTATCTCCGGGTTCGACACACCCAACTTCACCGGCGAAGACGTCCCCGACGCCGTCCGCGAACTCATGCTGTCCCGCGAATGGGAGGAAGACAAGCGGCGCCGCTGGGGGGAGAACTCGCCCCGGTACATCTCCAAGTGCCTCGGGGAGTTCCCCGAGATCGGCGACGACACCCTCATCTCCCCGCGATGGATCGAAGCCGCGCAGGCCCGCCACCTCGACCCCGGCCCGCACTCGGTGCTCGGCGTGGACGTCGCCCGGTTCGGGTCCGACTCCACCATCCTTGTCCTCGCCCGCGGCGCCCTGGTCCGCGTTGTTGCCGAACACGCCAAGCTCCGCACCACCGAGACCACCGGCCACGTCATCGCCGCGAAGCGCGAACACGGCGTCGACGAGATCCGTGTAGATGGTGTCGGCGTCGGCTCTGGCGTCGTCGACGAGCTACTTGAAGCCGGCCACGACGTGGTGGACATGCAGTCCGGCGCCGCTGCCGCCGACTCCGAGCACTTCGCGAACGCCCGCGCCGAGTGGTGGTGGGGGCTGCGGCAGCGGTTCGAGGACGGCGACATCGACATCGACCCTGATGACGACGAGCTCGCCGCGCAACTCGGCACGGTGAAGTACAAGTACACCGCCCGCGGCCAGGTGTTGATCGAGTCGAAGGACGACATGCGGAAGCGCGGGCTACCGTCACCTGACCGTGCGGACGCGGTGATGCTCGCGAAGGCGCACGTCCCCCCGCCGGACGAGATTTTCGACGCCAGCGACCTCGACGAGGAACTCGACGACTACACCATCAGCGACTACTGACCGAGGGGGCGCTGTGGGTTGGGCCTCCAGGCTGCAGGAGTCGTTCTACCGGTGGACTGGCCGCGCCGAGCTCGCTGAGGCGATCGCGGGTCAGCGCGCCGCCGAGCAGATGGTGGAGCAGCTTGCCGAGTCCTACGCCGGTCTCGAGGCGCGCCTGTACGAGCCGGGCTGGCAGCGGTTCACGGCTGAGGCGGAGCAGGAGTTCACCCGGGAGGGACTGAAGCAGCTCACCGGCATCTGCCGTGTGATGGCGTTGAAGAACTCCCTGATCAAACGCGCGATCTCCCTGCGGACCGCGTATGTGTGGGGTCAGGGCGTGGAGATCTCCGCCCGCGACGCCGCGAAGAAGGGCTCCGGGCAGGACGTCAACGCGGTCATCCAGGCGTTCCTCGACGACCCCGGGAACCGCCGCACATTCTCCGGTGCGCAGGCCCGCGAGGAACTCGAACGTTCGTTGGCGACGGACGGGAATGTGTTCCTGGCGTTGTTCACCAACCCGCGGACTGGACGTGTGCAGGTCCGCTCGATCCCGTGGGACGAGATCGCCGATGTCGTCACGAACCCTGACGACTGCAGCGAACCCTGGTACTACAAGAGGGTCTGGTCGACCACTGCGAACTCTCTGACGGGTGCCCGCGCTGAGACCCGCACCGCCTACTACCCGGCTCTCGGGTACCGGCCAGCGACCCGTCCCGTCCGGCTGAAAGACCCCCTGACGGGTGTCGCGCTCGCCGAGGTGATGTGGGACGCACCCATCGTCCACATCAAGGTCGGTGGTCACCGCGATTGGAAGTTCGGTGTCCCCGACGTGTACGCGGCAGTGGATTGGAGCCGCGCCTACACCGAGTTCCTCACCGACTGGGCGACGCTGATCAAGGCGCTGTCCAGGTTCGCGTGGCGACTGACAAGCAAGGGCTCCAAGCAGGCAGCCGCGAAAGCGAAACTGTCGGCCGGCCCGTCAATCGACCCTGTCACCGGGGAACCCCGCTATGCGGGCGCAACAGCGATGCTGCCACCGGACATGGCGCTCGACGCCATACCCAAGTCCGGGGCGACCATCGATTCGGAGTCTGGGCGTCCGCTGGCAGCGATGGTGGCGTCCGCGATGGACGTCCCGGTAACGATGCTGCTCGGCGACCCCGGCGTGACTGGTGCACGCGCCACCGCCGAAACCCTGGATACCCCCACCGAGTTGATGGCGCAGGGCCGGCGGAACCTGTGGACCGACAAGATCCGCGACATCCTCACCTACGTCATCGCTGAAGCCGTCCGCGCGGTGGAGGGCCCCCTGCGCGGGAAGCTGACCCTCGACGGCGACGCTGACCGTGAAGTCCTGACACTGCGGGGCCGCGCGCAGGGCACCGTTGACATCTCCTGGCCGGACGTCGACCGGGTCGACCTCGGTGTCCTCGTCGATGCGATCACGAAGGCGGACGCGACAACATACATGCCGCCGCTGGTGGTGCTGCGTCTGCTGCTGCAAGCCCTGGGTGTCAAGGACGTCGACGAGGTCCTCGAGCAAGTCACCGACGACGAAGGCCGTTACGTTCCGGCCGACGGCGGGGGAGTCGGCCAAGCGGCGGTAGACGCCTACAACCGAGGTGCCGACCCTGCTGCTCTGGTGGGGGTCTCCGGTGCCGGTGCCGGTAACCCAGGTGGCCGCTGATGTCGTTCACTTCGAAGACGCTCGGTCTCGCCCGCGCCGCCGTCACAGCAGCAGGTCGCCTCGTCGACGATGTGATTCGCGTGCTGACGGCAGCGTGGGCTGCGGCGTGGACATCTCTCGTAGCCGGGCTCACCGCCGCGGTGGACCATCTGATCGGGGCAGCACCGGACGGGCAGTGGCCTGCGCGGAACCGCGTCGAAAACGACCCGCAGCTCCGCGCTGTTCTCGCTAACGCGGCCCGCACCCTGGAGCAGCTGGCGGCCCGTACCGCCACGGAAGCGTCGACCGCAGCCCGGTCAGCGGCGCAGGAAGCAGCAGCCCGCCAGGCGGAGATCATCGCGTCGCAGTTGCCTGGCAGCCACGACGCCGCGCGACTGTTGGGCCGCGCCCGGTTCCAGGGGCAGGCGGTCCTTGCGATCGGGCGCCGCTCAGCGCAGCGGATCACCGCGCTGTCCAAGCCCATGCCGGCCGACGCGGATCGAGCGATGCGCCGCGAACTCATCCGCGGTGTCCGTCTCGGACGCAACCCCCGCAAGGCCGCGGACGAGATGGTCAAGCGGGTCGAAGGCGCGTTCAACGGCGGGTTGACGCGGGCGCTGGTGATCGCTCGGACGGAGATCCTCGACGCCTACCGGGAAGCCGCCGCCGCGGTGGATGACGCCAGCACCGATGTACTAGACGGCTGGGTGTGGCTCGCGAAACTCGACGACGGCCGCGCCTGTGTCGCGTGCTGGGCGATGCACGGCACTGAGCATCCGCTGTCGGAGCCGGGGCCGCTCGGACACCCACAATGCCGTTGTTCACGCGCCCCCAAGACCAAGTCGTGGGCCGACCTCGGATTCGACCTCCCCGAACCCGATGACGCGATCCCCGACGGAGAGACCCTCTTCAAAGCCCTCCCACATGCCCAGCAGGTCGCGGTGATGGGCGCTGAACGGGTGGCGATGCTCAACAACGGCGACATCGCCTGGCGTGACCTGACTCGGCGCCGCAAGACCTCCGGGTGGCGGGACTCCTTCGTCGTTGTGCCTATCAAGGATCTCGCCCGCGCCAGTTAGCGGGGTTCGCGCCAAAACTGACCGTACCCAGGAGGAGGCCTCCCGTGTCGCTGCTCGCTGTCGTCGCTCTGGTCCTGGCCGCCGTTGTCGCCGTGTGGGCGGTGACCGAGCGGTCATGGCAACTGCTTCTGCTCGCCGCCGCGGTGATCCTCCTCGCGCTGGCCGGGCCGCTCGACATCACCGTGCACCACTGAGGAGACACCGATGCCCGACCTGCTGGATGAGTCCCTCGCCGTCGCGGAGGCCGCCGCGCTGTGGGAGGCGAAGTACACCGCGGCCCAGCTCCGCGACATGCTCGGCAAAGGACAGGCGACCCGCAACGACGCCGGCGAGCCGTCCTACCCCATCGCTGACGTTGAGGATCTGCAACGCGCGATCAGCGCGGTCGGACGCGGCGGCAAGGACCACGACAAGATCCGCAAGTACATCATCGGGCGGGCGAAGTCGCTCGGGAAGAGCGACATGATCCCCGCCGGATGGTCGGCGACCGGCGCAGTAAAAGAAGCCGAGGGCGGCTTCGACCCGTCCCGGCTGACGCAGTGGGCGGCCGGGCAGGCAGGGCCCGGGGTTGTCCAGGAGGCCGGTGCCGTCACCGGCAATCAGGGGCGACGGCGCCGCATCCAGCTGATCGACGCGGGCTGGTCCAAGAACGGCCGGTACTACCCGCCCGAGACCCTCGCCGAGGCCGCCCGCGCCCGCATCTATCCGGCGGGCACCCCCATGTTCGTCGACCATCCCACCGTGTCTGAACAGGCTGAGCGCCCAGAGCGCAGCGTGAAGGACCTCGCGGCGCGGCTCGTCACCGACGCCCGCTACGAGGACGGAAAGCTGGTCGCCGAGGCCGACCTGTTCGGCACGTGGGGCCCGGTCATCAACGAGATCGCCGATCAGATCGGCGTGTCGATCCGCGCCGCCGGGACCCTGGAGTACGGGGAGGCCGACGGCCGCGAAGGGCCGATCGTCACCGCCCTCACCGAGGGCATCTCCGTCGACTTCGTCACCTCCCCGGCGCGCGGCGGAAAGGTGCTGGAGCTGATCGAGTCGGCGCGGGCTCAGCCGCTCGCGGAGTCCCGCAACGTCGGCGCCTGGCTGGAATCGCGCCTGCATCTGGCGTTCACCGAGCTGACCGACGGGATGTACGGCAACGGGAAACTCACCCGCGACGAGCGCATCAACCTGTCGTCGGCGATCGGGGACGCCTTGGACGCGTTCGTGAAGCGCGTGGAGGCCGACGAGCCGCAGCTGTACCAGCGGGACCTGTGGCAAGGTCCGCCCGGCGAGGACGACACCGACATGGCCGAGGCCGCGAAGACCGATGACGGCAGCAAGAGCAAGGCGTCCAAGGTCCACGCCGTGAAGGCGAGTGAGGCTGTCGCCGCCTCCGGGCATTCCGTCGTGATCAACATGCCCGCTGGCGTCACCGCCGAGGACATCACCGAGGCACTGAATCGCCGTCCCACCAAACCCGCGCCGGTTCCCGGTGCGGGCCCTGAGAACGCGCCGGGCAGCCTGCCCGCCGACAACCCACCCACCAAGGAGGAGGGCAGCATGCCCGAGCTCACCGAAGCCGAGGCGCGGAAGCTGACCGAGGAGCGGGACGCCGCACTCGCCGAGGCCGAGACCGCCCGCAACGAGGCGGCGGCCGCGGCCGCCGCCCGAACCGAGTCGGACCTGAAGCTGGCCCGGTTCACCGCGGCCGAGTCGGCCCGGCCGATCGCCGCGAAGCTGCTCGCCGAGTCGAAGCTGCCCGCCGCAGCGCAGGGCCGCATCCTCGGCCAGCTGGTGTCGTCGGAGACGGTGCCGCTGAACGGCGACCACAAGCTCGACGAGTCCGCGTTCCGCGGCGCGCTCGAGGACGCGGTGAAGGCGGAGGAGACCTACCTGGCGTCGCTCGCCGAGCAGGCGGGGATCGGGAAGCCCCGCGGTCTCGGCGAGTCCACCAGCCCCGAGAACGCCGCCGAGACCGCCGGCACGGCGGTCACGGAGGGGCTCGTGGAGTCGTTCAAGCAGTCCGGAATGTCCGAGGCCGCGGCGCGGCTGGCGGCCACCGGCCGCCCCTTCTGAGAACAGGAGCCTGACCCACCATGGCCACGAACATCGTGCAGGAGCACGGCGACGACTTGTACGTCGCCGTCACGCAGCCCACCACTCCCGTGTCGGGTGACCCGGTGCTGGTCGGGCAGCTGCCCGGCGTCGCGCTGACCGACGAGCAGGCGGACGGCAAGACCAGCGTGAAGACGAACGGGACCGCGCGACTGCTGGTGAAGGGGGAGACGACGACGAACGCGGCGATCACCGCCGGGGACATCGTGTACTACGACTCCGCCGCCACCCCCCACAAGATCAACAAGGACTCGACCAACGGAGTCCGGTTCGGATACGCCCTCGAGGACGTCGCGTCCGGCGCCAGCAAGACCGTCCTGGTCAAGATCGGGTACTGAGGAGACCGCCCCAAATGAGCACCATGCTGTTCGAGAAGTCGGTGGAGCGGATCACCTCCGAGTCCACCGCGATCAAGACGATGTTCGGCGGAGACCGCAAGGTCCACGGATCCCGCCACCGCGACCCCAAGTGGGAGAAGGACCTGCTGGAAGCGCAGCGGTTCATGTGGGAGATCCAGGCGGGCCGCCGCCCCATCTCCCACTTCACCGAGGCGATGTCCACCTCCGACTTCCCGTCCCTGTTCGCTGACGCCCTGGACCGGCAGCTGTACGGCGCGTACGAGGCGACCGTCCCGACGTGGATGAGCTACGCCCGCGCCGCGACCGTCAACGACTTCCGCCCAGTGAAGCGGTTCGCCACCACCGGCGTCCGCGGCCGACTGGAGAAGGTCGGCGAGCTCGCCGAGCACAAGCGCCGCGCGATGGACGAGGCCGAGTACGAGTACAAGGTCGACAAGTACGAGGCCGGGTTCGCGCTGTCGTGGGAGGCGATGCTGAACGACGACCTCAACGCGTTCATGCGGCTGCCGCAGGACCTCGCCGACTCCGTCCGCGACTCCGAGGAGGCGTTCGTCACCGAACTGATCGCGGACGCGAACGGCCCCAACGCCACTCACTACACCTCCGGCAACGGCAACCTCCTGACGGGTAACCCGCCCCTGACCCGCGACGCGCTGCAGGCCGCGATTACCCAGCTGATGAAGCGGAAGGACGCCAACGGCAACCCGATCGTGGTGAAGGGTGTCCGACTCGTCGTCGGCACGGGCCTCGCCCTGGTCGCGAACGAGATCATCGACACCACCGAGTACCGCACCGTCGACGCCAACGGCAACGTCCGCATCATCAAGGGCAACGGCGTCGCCGCGAACCTCGGCGTCGACGTCAACTACTGGATCGACTCCGTCGCCACGACCGCGAACGCCGACACGTCCTGGTGGGTGTTCGCCGACCCGAACGGCACCCGACCCGCACTGGAGTTCGGTCGCCTCCGCGGCTTCGAAGCGCCCGCCCTGTACGAGAAGATCCCGGACATGCGGCGCCTGGGCGGCGGCGACGAGCCGTTCTCCTTCGACACCGAAGCGGCGGAGAAGAAGGTCAAGCACGTCTACGGCGGCACGTTCGTCGACGAGAAGATGACCCTCGCATCCAACGGCAGCGGCTCCTGATGGACGCTCTGCCGACTCCCCGCACCACCGACCACAAGTTCTGGGCCGGGGTGTGTGAGCGGCTGGACCGGCAGAACGAACTGCTGGCCGACATCCGTGACCGGCTGCCCGCCCAGCGGGAGCGTGCTGGGCAGCCGGCACGGGGAGACGTCGAGATCACCGAACCCGACACGCAAGACACCCTGGCCGGGTCGGTGCCGCTGTCGGAGCCGGCCACGCCCACAAAGAGGCCGCGGACCCGCAAGCCAGCGGAGAAGAAGACGACCACGCCGCGAACCCGGGCGGCGTCGAAGAAGGGAACACAGACGTGAGTGCGCCCCGCGCCGCCTACTACGGCGACAAGCCGGTCCTCGCCGACGCGACCAAGGCCGCCGCGGTCACCAACGTCGCGACCGCCGACGCCGACGCCACCTACGGGCAGACCGAAGCCGACCTCATCAACGAACTGAAGACCAAACTGAACGCCGCGCTGGCCGCGTTGCGCGCCGCCGGCCTCATGGAGACCTGAGACAAGGGGGCTGCGGCATGACCGTCGGGCTCATCGAGGTGGACGCCGGGGACGCCCCCTCATTCTCGATCGCTGTGGCGCCGCACGACGGCACCACGGCGGTGACCGCGGCCATCTCCGACCCCGCCGGAACCCCCACACCGTTCTCCGTGGCCACTGCGGACGGTGGCGCCACCTGGGAGGGAACAGGCCCCATCCTGTCCACGGCGGGGGAGTACACCGCGACGTTCACGGTCACGGGTACCGGCGCTGGGATGCAGTACGTTACCGTCGTGGTGGAGGCGCCGCCGCCGCTCACCACCGACCTGCGGCGCGTGCGGCTGCTGATCCCTGACACCAATCCCGTCGCGCGGCTGTTCCGGGTCGATGAGCTGGCCGACTTCATGGCCATGGAGAGCGGCGTCAAGAAGGCCGCCGCGTTGGCGTTGGAGACCATCGCGTCCAGTGAGGTCATGGTCTCAAAGGTCATCACTAGCCAAGACCTGTCCACCGATGGCGCGAAGGTCTCCGACGCCCTGCTCAAGCGGGCGGCGATGCTGCGGCAGCAGGCCGACGACGATGACCCCGAAGCCGGCGGCGGCCTCGATGGGGTGGACTTCCGGGACCCGTTCAATCGCCGCTACGGCGGCGAGCTCACTGAACCGGAGTGGTGCTGATGCCGCTTCCCGGGACCCGCGTCATCCCGCCCGGCTGGTCCGACCATCACCGGCCGACCGCCACTGCGACGATGACCGCGACCTGCACCATCACCCGACCCAGCGGGCCCGGCGCCACCGACGGGAACGGCGACTACACGCCCGCCACGCCCGACACGATCTACACCGGGCTGTGCCGCGTCACCCCCCGCACCACCGATGAACGGCTCCTCCTCGCTGGCGAGAACCAGGTCACTGCGCGCCGCTACGCCGTCGCCATCACCCACGACGCCCCGGAGATCCTGGTGGGCGACTCGGTGAACGTCACCACCGCCGTCGACCCCGGCCTCGTGGGCCTCAGCCTCCGGGTGCTGGACGTCCGGTACGCGTCCGAGCAGTGGCAACGCGACCTCTACACCGAAGAGATCGAGGGGGTGAGCGCGTGAGGATCCGGTTCGACAACAAGGAGATCAGCAAGCTCGCCAGCGACCTCAACGGCGCGGGCCGGCGGGCGGAGAGCCGCTGCAAGACCATCGTCAAACGCACCAGCAACGGGACGGTCACGGCAGCACAGCGGGTCGTCCCGGTCGACACCGGCGCGCTGAAGAACAGCATCCATTCAGACCTCGCCCCCGACGGCCTCGGATTCGAAGCCGGCTCCGAGCTCGGCTACTCCGGATGGGTCGAGTTCGGTACGACGCGAATGGCGCCGCAGCCCTACATGGTCCCCTCGTTCGAGGCCCAGGTCGCCGCGGCGATGCCCGCGTTCACCGCGGCCACCGATCCGTGGCCGTCGGCGAGGAACGGCTAATGCCACCCGTCGCTGCTGCGGCCCCGCACACCGACGCCGTCGTCGCCGCCCTCGACGGCGCCGACATCCTCGTCGGCCGCGGTCAGGCACCCGACGACGGCGGCTGGCAGGCCGAGCCCGGCTACTCGCAGTTCCGCGCGTACGTGGTGCTGTACCCCAGCCCCGGTGTCCCGGACGGCAGCATCGCCGAGCCCACCGAATACCTCGGCTACTCCTGCCAGGCCACGTGCATCGCCGCCACCCAGCTCGGCGCCGAGCGCCTCGCCGACGCGGTGAAAGCACTGTTCGTCGACCAGCTGCTCAACGTCGAGGGCCGGTCGTCCTACCGCGGTCAGCTACTGCTGGACCGGCCGGTGTCGCGGGACGACGCGGTGACCCCGGCGGAGCACTACGCGGTGCTGCAGCTCGGCTGGATCACACAAGCCACCTGACCAGCAACAGCCCACATCGTCCCGCCGCCGCGCGGGTCAATCCGCACGCCCATTGAGAGGAGCACCCACATGGCGACTGTGTCCGCGGCGGGGATCACCCGAGACGGAACCACCGTCACCTACGCCACCGCGAGCGGGGGAGGCGACAAGGTCAAGCCCGGCGAAGGCGTCTTCCTGCTGGTCAAGAACGGCTCCGGCAGCAGCCTGACCGTCACGATCTCCGGTGTCGGCCAGACCGGCTACGGCGTCGACAACCCCGACAAGACCTTCACCGTCGCCGCCAGCGCCGAAAAGGCGATCCCGATGCTGGCCGCCTACGGCGACCCCGACGACGGCGGCCTCGCCGCCATCGGCTGGTCCAGCGCAACGTCCGTCACCTTCGCCGCCCTGAGGATCTGACATGGCGATCGAGTTCGTGAAGTGCCGCCGCAAGGACGACCACACCGTCACCCACGACATCGCCCGGCAGGCGCTGCGGCGGTGGCCCGACTGGGAGCCCATCCCCGACGACGAGGCCGAGCACGCCGCCCAGCCCGCCGAGAGCCCCGCGGCCAAGGACACCGAGACCCCGCCCACCCCCAGCAAGAGCCGCAGCAAGGCGGCCACGGACCCCAAGGAGTAACCCATGGCCGACCTCCTCGGCGACGGCAACGTCAAGGTCACCTTCGTCCTCGCCGTCGCCAACGTCTCCCTGCCCACCGCGACGGAGCTGAACGGCGGCACCGACCTCCAGACGGTGATCACCAAGGAAGGGCTCGACATCAAGCCCGACCAGGCCAGCGTCGACAACACCGCCCTCGCCTCCACCTCGGAGACCGAGGACGCGGGCACCACCAAGTACGAGATCACCCTCACCTGGAAGCGGCAGCAGGCCACCGTCGACGACATCGGCTACACCACCCTCGTCCCCGGCACCCTCGGCTACCTGTGCGTCCGCCGCAACAAGGCCCATGACTCCTCCTGGGCGGCTGACGACGAGGCCGAGGTGTACCCGGTGCGGTGCGGCGCCCGGATGCGGCAGGCCCCGAAGCTGAACGAGCCGCAGACCGTCGACCAGAAGCTGTTCAACCACACCCAGGCCGACACCGAAGCGACGGTGGCGGCCTGATGGACATCGAGCAGCTGATTGCGGGGGCACGGCTGCCCGAGACGGGCGTGCCCATCTGCCTGCGCGGTGACCTGGTCCGCCGGCACGAGGCACTCGAGGCGGACCTGGACGAGGCGCGTGAGGCCGATGCCGGGGACTCGCTGGCCTCCGGCGGGCAGGCACGGAAGATCGCCGAGGAGATCCAGGCGCTCGAGGCCGAGATGCGCGAGCACACCCACACCTTCGGGCTGCGGGGGCTGCCCCGCAACGTGTACCGGGACCTCCTCGCCGAGCACCCGCCGCGGGAGGGCAACAAAGAGGACGAGGCGATGGGCGCGAACGCCCGGAGCTTCCCGGTCGCGTTGATCGCCAAGTGCTGCGTCGACCCGGTGATGACCGAGGCGCAGGCCGGGGAGCTCGCCGACGTCCTCACCGACGGGCAGCTGCTGCAGCTGTTCGGCGGCGCGATCGGCCTGAACAAGATCACGGTCGATGCCCCAAAATCCGTCGCCGCGTCCGCGATTCTCGCGAGGACCGCCTCGAAGTAGAAGCCGCCCGCGCCTGGGGGATCTCCCGCCGCCGGTTCCTGGGGTGGGAGCCGCGCACGTTCATCACCTACGAGTACGAGGACGGCCGGCTGGTCCGCGCGGTCACCGAGACCGAAGCCGAGTGGACCGACGAGGAACGCGCCTGGGCGATCAGCCTCCTGGACGTGGAGGGCGACACCTGCCCGGGCTGCGGAGAGCCTCTCTCGGAGACCCTCACGTCCGAGGCCTATCAGGGCTACAAGGTCGACCCGCCGAGGGTCTGCCACGGCTGCAAGGCGCTCCACACGCGGCAACGCGAGTACGTGCAGGACAAGGACCTGCACGCCCTGCGGTTCACCGTCATGCGCACCTGGGACCCACCCGACCGATTGTGAAGGGGGTGACGTCGTATGGCGGACCGTACAGTCTCCGTTGCTTTGCGGGCGGACGTCACCGCCTACATCGCTGCGATGCGCGCCGCACAGGCCGCGACCCGCAACGTGTCGGATGAGATGCGCCGCGCGAACGGGCAGGGCGGCTCCGACTTCGAAGCGTCCGAGCGGGGCGCGGCGCGGCTCGCGCAGGCGATGGCGCAGTTGCTGGGGGTGGAGCGGGAGCGGACACGAAGCCAGCAGCAGTCCAACCAGCAGACCCGCCGGTCGACGGATGAGACGCGCAGGCAGACGCAGGAAACCGACCGGAACACCGAGTCGAACCAGCGGAACCGCCGCTCCACCGACGAATCACAACGGTCGCAGGAGAACTTCCGGCGGACGCTGATGCGCACGGTGGCGTCCGGGGCGGAGGGCGGCGCGACCACCGCGGGGTGGATCGGCACGCTGGTGGCGGCCGCGACTGCGATAGCGCCGGCCGCGACCGCCGCGGTGGTGTCGCTGTCGGGGTTCGCTGCCGTTGCCGCGTCCTCGATCATCCCGGTCGTCAACGCCACCGCCGACCTCGCGGGGAAGTGGGAGACCCTCGACGACCAACAGAAAGCGTCCGCGGTGCTGGCCACCCAGCTCGCCGACAACTACCACAACCTCGCCGCCTCCTACGAGCCGCAAGCCCTGTCGGCGTTCAACAACGTCGTCGCCGACGCCCAGTCCCTGATGCCGAACCTGACGCGGGCCCTCGACAACTCCTCGGTGGCGGTGCAGGGCTTCGGTGCCCGGATCGGCGGGTTCATCGCCGGGCAGGACATGAAGCGCCTCATCGACCAGGCCGGCGCGAACGCACCCCAAGCCCTCGACGACTTCGGTGCCGCGGCCGCGTCAGCCGGGTCCACGGTGGTCACCCTCGCCAACGACATGCTCCCGCTCGGCACCACCCTGCTGTCGGCGACGCGCGGGATGCTCGGCGCCGCGAACGCAGCCGCGCACTTCTCACCGCTGCTGTCGCAGCTGGTCATCTCCAGCCTCCTCCTCCGCGCCCCGATCACGGGGCTGGTCGGCGGTGTTGCCGGGCTGTCGGGCCGGATCCGTGAGGGAGTGGCGGCGACGCGGGGTATGACGCTGGCGCAGCGCGGCCTCAACTTGGTCGCAGCGGCCGGGCCGGCGATCTACATCGCCGCCGGAGCCGCGCTGTTCGTCTTCGCGAGCCGGGCGCTGAACGCCAAGTCGGCGACCGACAAGTTGATCGACACGATGCGGATCGAGTCGGGTGCCACTGCCAACAACCTGGCCGGCCGCGAGAAGTTCATCGGTCAACTGCAGAAGCAGGCCGACGTCCTGAACAACCAGCTGATCAAGGCCACGCAAGGGCTGACGCAGGCGCAGCGGGACTCGCAAAACCCGACGGACGCGCAGAACCGAGCGGTCGGCGCCCTGACCAAGAGCCTGCGGGAAACCCAGGACGCGCTCGACAAGGAACGCGCGGCGATGAACCGCGTCCAGGACGGCGCGGACCTGCTCAGCGAGAAGTACGGCATTACCCGCGACCAGGCGCTCGACCTCGCGACCGCCGCCGGCGTTGACCTGTCCAAGAGCCTGGACAAGACGGGGCACCTGACGACCGAAGCCACGGCGAAGATCCAGAACTACGAGGCGGCGGTCCAGGCCGCGAAAGACCCGACCCAGGCGATCAAGCTCGCTCTCGACAACGCGGCGAACTCCGCGCTGGCGATGAAGGACCGGGTCACCGCTCTGACCGCCGCGCTCGACGGCGCCTTCAACCCCAGCCTGGCGGTGTTCCAGGCGACGACGCAGATGCGGGAGGGGTACCGGCAGCTCGCCGACCAGATCGGGAAAGCGTCCGGGTCGCTGAAGGGCAACTCCCAAGCCAGCCTGCAACTGCGGCAGGCGTTCGCCCAGCAGCTGTCCTCGGTGAAGGACCTGGCGACGGCGGAGTTCCAGCGGACCCACAACATGGACGCCGCCCGCAACGCTGTCATCCAACAGCTCCCGCTGCTGTACGCGCTCGCCGGCAGGAACCGTGAGGCGAAAGCGCAGGTGGATGCGCTGGCCACGTCGCTGGGCATCAACACCAGCCAACTGAACGTGTCGAAGGCTGCGTTCATCGCCCAGGCCACCGCGATGCTCGGGTCCCGGACCCGCGCCGAGCAACTGTGGGCCGCCTACCAGCGGCTCACCGGCGCGACGAACACCGGCTCGGGGGCACTGTCCACCTACATCAAGCGGGTCACCGACGCAGCGAACCAGGCCCGCATCCAGGCGCTCCGCACCGACGGCGCCGCGGGTGCACAGCAGGGCTACAACGCGCGCGTGCAGGCCGCCCTGCCCGTGCTGTACGCCCTCGCCGGCCGCAACCAGGCTGCCCGCGCCCAGGTGGACGCGTTGGCGCGTGCGACGGGGAACGCGACCGGCGCGACGAACGTGTCCCGCTCCGCGTTCCTGCGGGCTGCGGATGCGATGGGCATCGCCCGCAGCAAGGCGAACCAGCTCTGGAAAGAGCTGAACAAGATCAAAGACCGCAAGGCCAACATCACCGTCAACGCCAAGGGCCTGTGGACGACGGCGCATGACCCGTCGCGCCGCATCCCCGGCCTGGCTGCGGGTGGTCCGGTCCCAGCGATCGGCCCGGAGTCGACTGAAGCGTACGACTCGGTGCCGGCGATCCTGCGCGTCAACGAGCACGTCTGGACGCCCGAGGAAGTCCGCGCGGTCGGCGGCCACGGCGCCATGCTGCGGATGCGTGCCCTCGCCCGCCGCGGCCAGCTACAGGGGTTCGCGACGGGCGGCCCGGTGAACTTCGCCGGGTCCGGTCAGGTGTCCACAGTGATGCGGCCGATCGACGACGGCATCGCCGGGCTCATCAAGAAGATCGGCGACACCATGGCCGCCGAGTGGAAGAAGGCCGCCGGCTCGGGCGGCCCGGTGGTCGCGGCGGCCCGGGCGCAGATCGGTAAGCCGTACGTGTGGGGCGCGACGGGGCCGAACGCGTTCGACTGTTCGGGGCTGACCTGGTGGGCGTGGAAGCACGGCGCCGGCATCGATATCACCCGCACCACCTACACCCAGCGGCAGGCGCTGCGGACGATCGGGTCACCGATCCCGGGCGCGGTCGGGCAGCCCCACCCGGGCCACACCTACCTGTACGCGGGGAACGGCCGCATCATCGAGGCGCCGCACACCGGCGCGGTCGTCCGGGAAACCAGCGTGCGTGGCGGGGAATGGTGGGGTTACCCGCGCAAAGCCCAGGGGGGCGCCATCACCCTCGAAGACCGCCGGCTCGGGGAGCGGGCGATCCAGCGGCAGGGCGGCCGCGACATGATGCTCGCCAAGCTCCTCGGCCTCGCCGGCGACCCGGGCGGCCTGGGCATCCCCGGGTTCGCGACCGGCGGGTGGGTGAAGGGCAAGTCGGGCCGCGACCGCAACGTCATCGCAGCCAGCCACGACGAGTTCGTGGTACGGGCACCGGAGGCCAAGCAGCACGGGCTGCTGCTAGAGGCCATCAACCAGGGGCTCCTCACCACCACGAAGGTCGGCCCGTCTCACTCTGGTGTGGCGTACGGCCCCTCGCACTCCGGCGTCGCCTATGGGCCTTCCCACTCCGGAGTGGCGTACGGGCCTTCACAGTCCGGCGTGGCCTACGGCCCTTCCCACTCCGGCGTCGCGTACGGCCCCTCGCACTCCGGCGTAGCCGTTGGCCCTTCGCACTCTGGCGTCGCCGTCGGCCCGTCGCATTCAGGGGTGGCATACGGCCCGTCGGAGTACAGCGTCGCCGTCGGCCCCTCCCACTACGGGGTCGCCTACGGCCCCGGCCACTACGGCGTGACGGTCGGCGGCGACGGCGCCTACGCCGCACAGTCCGTCGTCGTGAAGCTGACCCTCCAAAACTACGGCGCCATCGGCTCCCAACTGGAGCTGCAGAACTGGCTCGCCAAGAGCCTGGACATGCTGAGCAGAGCGGGGAGAGCACCGTGGCCCACGAAGTGATCCGCTGGCGGTGCCGCACCATCGTCCGCAAGTACGCCGACGACCAGGCCTTCGCCCGCGACGACCCCTTCGAGGTGCTGGAGATCGAAGGGAACGCCCTCACCTACGGTGGCGCGTCCGCGCTGTGGGAACGCCTCATCGGCACCGCGATTACGGCGTTCAGCAACGCCAACGCCTACCTCGGCGTCGGCAACAGCTCCACCGCGGCGGCGCAGACGCAGACGGACCTGCTGGGCGGCAGCACCCTCCGCAAGGCCATGGACTCCACGTACCCAACCCACACCGACGGCACCACCAGCGGCAGCGAGCAGATCACCTTCCGGGCAACATTCGGGTCCTCGGACGCGAACTTCGCGTGGAACGAATGGGGCATCTTCAACGCCAGCGCCGCCGGCCGGATGCTGAACCGGAAGGCCGAAAGCCTCGGCACCAAGGCGTCCGGCAGCACATGGCAGCTCACCGTCACGCTGAGCCTCGTCTGATCCGATGACCGCTGCGGCGCAAACCGGCACAGGCAACATCACCTCGGCCAGTAACACCTCGGCGACCTCACTCACAGCGACCCGGCCCACCAACACCGTCACCGGCGACGTGCTGTGGGCCCTGGCGTACTTCCGCGACAACAGCGGCACACCGGCCTTCAGCGCACCCGCCGGGTGGACGCTTTGCAAAACCGACTTCGGCAACGCGTCGATCGGTGTCTGGGTCAAGCCGATCACCAACGTCGGGTCCGAGCCCGCCAACTACAGCTTCAGCGTGACCGGCAACGCCGCGGGCCGCTGCATCCTGGTCATCGGCCGCATCACCGGCGCCGACCTGACGAGCCCGCTGGACGCCGCCGGCCCCGTGTCGGTATACACCGGCACCACCTCGCTGGTCCTGCCGAGCGTGACCGCCGTCAACGCCGGCTGCCTGCTACTGGCGATCGCGACCTGCAACAACAACACCACGACGGTCCCGACCTTCACACTCGACCCGGCGATGACCGGGACCACTCAGCAGTCCATCGTCGTGCCGGGTGTGAACTGCTCCAACCTCCAAGTCGGGCAGCAGGCCCTCACCAGCGCGGGCGCCACCGGCACCCGAACCCCCACGATGAGCCCCGCGGCACAGAACAGCGCCGGGTTCCTCATCACAATCAAGTCCGCGATCACCGCCACCCCCATCAGCGGCACCGACTCCGGCACCCTCACCGAGGGCACCTCCACCCTCACCGCGACCGTCCCGACCACCGACGCCGGCACCCTCACCGAGACCCGCAGCATCGCCGCAACGTCTGCCACCGGCGACTCCGGGACCCTCGCCGAGGCCGCCACCCGCGTCGTCATCGGCGAACCCACCTACAGCCTGGCGATCGACTGGGCGGGCGACGGCGACTTCACCGACCCCGGCGACGACATCACCGACCGCGTCCTGGCCTCCGGCGGACTCAACGCCCAGTACGGCCGCGACCAAGCCCGCTCCCTCTCGCCCCCCGCTGCCGGCCAAGCCGCATGGATGATCAGCAACCTGAGCGGCGACTACTCACCTGACCGGGCTGATTCACCCCTCGCCGGCGACATCCTCCCCGCCCGCGCAGTGTGGGCCACCGTCGGCCTCAACGGCGTCACCTACACCCTGTTCCGCGGGCACCTCGACCAGTACCAAATCAACGTCGACCACATGAACTCCACGGTCTCCGCGACCGCCCTGGACGGCCTCGCCGACCTCAAGGGCGTGAAGGTCTCCACGATCCTCTACCAGGGGCTGCGGACCGGCACCGCGATCGGGCACCTCCTGGACGCCGTTGGCTGGCCTGCGGACAAACGCGACCTCGACCCGGGCGGCACCTTCATCCGCTGGTGGTGGTGCAACGGGGACGACGCCTGGGACATGCTCACCAAACTCGTGTCCTCGGAAGGCCCCGGCGCGATCATCCACGCAGGCCCCGACGGCGAGATCGTGTTCCGGGACCGCCACCACCGGCTCCTCGACACCGCCTCCACCACGGTGCAGGCCAACCTCACCGACGGCGCCGGCGGCTACGAACCCGCCTTCTCCCAGATCTCCTACGACCACGGCTGGGCCGACATCGTCAACCAGGTGTCGTTCACCGTCGATGAGCTCAATCCCGGCCCCGACGTCGAAGAAGTGTGGTCCAGCCAGGACGTCTACCAGATCGACCCGAACCAGACCCTCACGATCGTCGCGCAGACCAATGACCCGATCGTGCTGTTCTCGGTGTCGCCGAGCTACACCGCGGTCGGCACGGTCACGGCGAGCTGGACGCTGACCAACGCGCAGACGGTCACGCTGACGTTCACGGCAGGGGCGTCGGGCGCGCAGATCTCGGAGCTGGTCGTGAGCGGCCGGGCGGTCGCCAAGCGCCGCTCCTACACGATCGAGGCGTCTGATGCGGCGTCGATCGCCAAGTACGGTGCGCGGTCGCCGTCCTCGACCATCGAGGTGCCGTGGGCTGGAGTACACGACGCCGCTGCGATCGCCGACCTGATCATCGCGGCGCGCGCCGAGCGGCTCCCCACCGTGCAGATCACGATCCTCGGGGTGCGGAACAACGCGCGGCTCGTCCAGCAGGTCGGCCGGGACCTGTCCGACCGCGTCCACATCGTTGAGGGCGTAACGGGGCTTGACCACGACTTCTTCATCGAGCAGATCCAGCACCGGGTCACCGAGGGCGGAAACCTCACCACCACGTTCGGGATGGAACGGGCGGTCAAGCAGGCGACCAACGTGTTCCGCTTCGACGACGCCGCCCACGGGTTCAACAACGGTGTGTTCGCCTCCGCCGGCCTGGACGACCCGGAGACGATCTTCGTCTTCAACGACGCCAACCGGGGCTTCGACAAAGGCGTGTTCGCTAGCTAGGAGGCTGATGTGGGGGACCTTGAGGTCTTGCGCGGCGAGCTGATCCGGCGGGAACAACCGCGGATGGCGATGCTGGCACGGCAGGCCGCGATCGAGCTCCTCGACCGCGGGGTCACGCACCTGACGGTGATCGAGCCGGTCGGGTTCGCGCAGGCCCGCGTGAACTACGGGGAGTGGATCGCCGACTGCCCGGCCAAGTGCGGCAACGCCGAGTACGTCACCGGCAAGGACCCTCGGCACCGCGGCGTGGCAGGCACCCGCGGTGCCCGCTACCAGGCGTTCGTGTGCACGCACTGCGGCTACCGGTGCCCGATCTACTGGCCGCCGAACTACGAGGACATCACCGAGGTGCTCGACCAGCGGCCCCTGCCCGGCAACCGGAACTGGTGGCCCATCGGGCATCCGCAGGCGGTGATCTGCGGGGTCCCCACCGGGCAGTCGGTCCGGGAGTTGCTGGCCGAGAACGTAGAGCACGGGGTGGCCTGACATGGCGTGGACGAGCCCGATGACCGCCGTGGCCGGGGCTGCATACACCGCGGCGCAGTTCAACAGCAACGTGCGGGACAACCTGTTCGAGACCGGCCCGGCGAAGGCGACGGTCGCGGGCCGGTTCCTGATCACCGCTGGTACGAACAGCCTGGTGGAGCGGGTGATCTCGCAGGCGAACAACTCCAACCCGCAAACGACCAGCTCGACGAGCTTCACGGACCTGGCGACGGTCGGCCCGCGGATCACCGCGACGACCGGCACGATGGCGCTGGGTTGGTTCTCCGCGCAGATGTCGAACTCGCAGGTCAACACGATCTGCGCGGCCGCAGTCGCGATCACAGGGGCGTCGTCGATTTCTGCCGACAACACCAAGGACCTTTACATCGACGGATTGCCGGCAGGGCAGGCGCTGCGGTCCTCCACCGTCGAGCTCTACACCGGCCTCACCGCCGGCTCCAACGTGTTCACGCTGCAGTACCGCGTCGGTGGCGGGACCGGCACGTTCTACGACCGCAGCCTCGGCATCCTCGGCCTCTGAGAGGGAGCACACATGATCAACGTCAAGGACTTCGGGGCTGTCGGCGACGGCGTCACCGACGACCGCGCGGCGATCCAGGCGGCACTGGACGCCGGCGGGTGGGTCTACATCCCCGAAGGGACCTATGCGCTGGTGTCGGGCCTGCTGCGGATCAACGCCCGCACGCGGCTGACGCTCTCACCCGGCGCGACGATCCTGCGCAAGCAGACCGACGGGCTCATCACCAACGAGGCGGAGTCGCAGCCCGGCGCCTACAACGGCAACGGCAGCATCGTCATCGAGGGTGGCATCTGGGACGCGAACGCCGACGAGGTGCCCGCTGCCGCATCGGCCATGGGAATCTGCCACGCGACGAACGTGACTATCCGAGACCTGGCCATCTGGGACGTGTCGGGCTACCACGCCATTGAGCTGAACTCAATGAACGACGTCTTGCTGGATAACTGCAAGTTCCGCGGGTTCTACGACCCGGGCGACCGCAACTTCAGCGAGGCTGTCCAGATCGACGCGGCGATCGACGAGACCACTGGCTTCGCTCCCTACGACGGGACGGTCTGCGACGACATCGAGGTCCGCTCCTGCTGGGCGGGCCCGTCGGCGACGAAGGGCATGCAGTCGTGGCCGCGGCTGGTGGGGACGCATTCGGTCCCGGCGACGTGGCACCGCAACATCAGGGTGCACGACAACTATGCGCAGGCCCCGACGTGGGCGGCCATCCGCCCGTACTGGTGGGACCGCGCGATCATCCAGGGCAACCAGATCATGTCCGCAGCCTGGTACGGCATCGCGGTCCAGAACTCGTCCCGCTACGTCGAGGTGCACGGCAACCAGGTGTTCGACTCCGGCCGTGACGGAATCCTGGTCTCGGACGACTGCACGCAGATCAACGTGCGGGACAACGACGTCATCGGGGCCGGCCAGGCGGCGAACAACACCTACGGCGGCATCCACGTCAAGGACGCCAACATCGTCCGCCTCGCGAACAACACGGTGAGGAAGCGGGCGTCCGGCAACAACGCCAAGTACGGCCTGTGGATCGAGTCCGGCGTTTCCGGGATCCAGCGGTACGGCAACGACCTGCGCTACAGCGGCGTGTCCGGCAGCGTCTCCGACGCCTCAACGTCGCCGATCACGTCGGCGGGGGACGCGGCATGAGCGCGGACATCGACCGGGACCCGGCCCTGATGTCACACGAAGGCCACACCGAGCCGATCGGCAACTACCGCGGCGCGGCACCGCTGGCGCCCGGTCTGCAGGTGACGGTCGGGCTGGCCGAGGAGCGGTGGGAGGTTCTCCGGATCGACGCCGACGAAGGCGTCTTCCATCTGGACCGAGGCTGAGCGGCTTCGCCGCGTGTGACCAGCGTGATCGACGCGTGAGGGGGCTCGGTGGCCGATGACTACACCACGGCCGAGATCGTGCGACGTCTCAGCAGCATCGAGCAGACTCTCCGCGAGCTGGGCCTGCGGGTCGTATCCGTCGATCTGTACACCCGGGACCGGACGGAGATCGAGCGGCGGCTCGCCGAGATCGAGCGGGACATCGCCGAGGAGAAGCTGGCCCGCAAGGAGGCCGTCCGGGAGGTCAAGGCCGAGGTCGCGGGGCAGGGCACGAACTGGCGGCAGGCGATCTATGCGGGCGTCATTCCGGGCTTGCTGTTCCTGGTGGGGATCCTGCTGCAGCTCAAGGGCGGCAAGTGATGGCTGAGCGGGTGCGGTTCGCGCGGCGAAACCTGGGCGTGTTCCTACTGGTCGGCGCGTTCCTGCTGCTGGGGGCGTGGGCTGTGGCGAGCGTCCAGGAGTTGCAGCACGACAACCGAATGCTGTCGCAGCAGGTAGAGCGGCTCGGTGGTGTGCCGCTGAAGTCTCCGAAGCCGGAGCCGGGCCCGTCGGGTTCACCGGGGTCTCCCGGTACGCCGGGCACGCCAGGCACTCCGGGGGCACCGGGCGCGTCGGGCCGTCCGGGCGTCAGTGGCGCTCCGGGCGCCTCAGGCGCGCCGGGGAAGGCGGGCCCGTCCGGTGCGGCGGGCGCGGCTGGGCAGCCCGGCAAGGACGGCTCTCAGGGCCCGCAGGGGCCGCCTGGCGTGCAGGGCCCGAAGGGTGATCCGGGACCGTCCGGCCCGGCTGGACCGGCGTGCCCGGATGGCTATCACGTCGTGACGACGACGGTCGTCACACAGGACGGGCCGCAGCCAGCGGCAGTGTGCGCAAAGGACTAGGAGGGGCGATGAGCGGGGACTACGACAGCACTGCCGATACGCTCAAACACTCGTTGCGCGTGGGCGAGCTGATGGCCCAGACGATCCGCGAATTGGTCGACCGGTCCCTATGCCACGACCGAAGCAAGACCGAGACGCCCGAGCTGGAGATCTTCAACGAGTTCACCCCGAAGCTGCAGGACTCGACCTACGGCTCCGAGGAGTACAAGGGCTACCTCGCCGAGATGAAGGTCGGGCTGGACCACCACTACGCCGCGAACCGGCACCACCCGGAGCATTTCGAGGACGGCCTCGGCGGCATGACGCTGGTCGACCTGATAGAGATGCTGGCGGACTGGCGGGCGGCAACCGAGCGGCACGCGGACGGCAGCCTCGTCCGCAGCCTGGACATCCAGAAGGAACGGTTCGGGATCTCCGATCAGCTCAACGCGATCCTGTGGAACACCGCCCGGCACTTCGGGTGGCTGGACGACCAGCGCTGCGGTGCGACGCACAGGGCCCCGGACGGCACGGAAATGGTCTGCAATGTGCCGATCGACCGGGCCGGGGGTCATCTCGGCCCGCACGTTGACGGGCGCTTCGAGCCTTACGACTGGCCAAACAGGGAGGGCCGTTGAGCGTCTTCGGCGTGGACTACGCCTGGGGGAGACCCGGCCCAGGTGCGCTGAAGCGGGTCGGGACCGCGTTCGTATGCCGCTACCTGTCGCGCGACACGACAGGGAAGAACCTGTCCCGCGGCGAGGCCGAGGAGCTGTCGGCGGCGGGGCTGTGGCTGGTGGTGGTGTGGGAGTCGTCGGCCACCCGGGCGCTGCAGGGTAAGGCCGCCGGCGTGACAGATGCGCGGGAGGCCGCGAGTCAGGCCAAGGCGTGCGGGATGCCGGACGACCGGCCGATCTACTTCGCGGTCGACTGGGACGCCAACTCCTCACAGCAGGACGAGATCAACGCCTACCTGGACGGCGCCGCGTCCGTCCTCGGCCGCGACCGCGTCGGCCTCTACGCCGGATACGGGCCGATCAAGCGGGCGTTCGACGCCGGGAAGATCACCTACGGGTGGCAGACGTACGCCTGGTCCGGCGGCCGATGGGACTCCCGCGCGCAAATCCAGCAGTACTCCAACGACCACACCATCAACGGCGTCGGCCTCGACTACGACCGCGCCGTCAAGAGCGACTATGGGCAGTGGCGCGTCGGCGTCAGCCCGAAGGAGGACGACGTGCCGCTTACCGAGAAGGACGCTGAGACGCTGCTGCAGACCGACGGGATCGTCGACAACCCGGTCGGTGACAAGAACAACCCGAAGGTCCGCACGGCGTGGATTCTGACCGACACCAACCAGCAGATCCGGAAGGCCATCACCATGCTCGCGGCGATGTCGCAGCAGGCCCCGGACGTGGATGAGGACGCGATCGTTCAGGGGCTTCTCGCCGCGCTGACGCCCGAGTCGATCGCTGCTGCTGTGGTGGCGGCGCTTCCGGCTGAGCTCGCTTCCCAGGTCGTCGACGAGATCCAGTCGCGGCTAGCGTCCTGAGACCGGGGAAGTGTCGGGGCCGGACTGTAGCCTGAGATCTCCCCTCGATGCTTCCTCCGAGAAGGCACCCCATCACCACGCTCGATGACGCCCTGCGCAGATTTGCTCCACTGTCTGATGCTTTGGAGCCGTCGTCGCATGCCCGGCCGCGGGGGATAGCACTCGCCGTCGCAATGGACTGGCTGGCGTACCTGCCCGCGTGCACTGCGCGGGACGCGGCGTTGGAGTTGCTCGCGGAGGCCGCCGAGATGGCGTGCGCTGCCGCTGACCTCGCCTAACCACACCTTCTTCTCTCTCACCCGCGGCTCGGCGCCGGGGGCTTTCGTCATGCTCTGGAGGCAGAGTGCCTGTCACCTTCCGGCCCGGTCGCCTCGCGCCGGACCGCACCAAGCCGCGGATGATGCTCCGTCCCCACCTTCCGGCCGCCGGTCCGCCGCCCGTGACGGTCGACTGGTACAGCGGCATCACCGACTGGCCGATGTACGGCAACGACAGTTGGGGCGACTGTGTCGAAGCCGAGATGGGTCACGGCGAGCAGGCCCTGTCGTTCTATGGCGGCCACAACCTGGTGACCGTGGACGAGGAGTCGGTCATCGCCGCCTACTCGGACATCGCCGGGTTCGACCCGAAGGCGGGGCCGCCCGGACGGAACCCCACCGACCAGGGCACGCTCATCCAGGATGCGATGTCGTACTGGCGGAAGACCGGGATCGCCGGCCACAGGATCGCCGCGTTCGCTGAGGTGTCCGTCGCGGACATGACCGAGGTGAAGACCACGCTCGCTCTGTTCGGGCCGCTGTCGATCGGCATCAACTTCCCGTCGTCGGCGATGGACCAGTTCAACAACGGCGAGCCGTGGGACGTGGCACGCCGCGCCACGGTCGAGGGTGGTCACTGTGTCGCGCTGGTCGGCTACGACTCCGAGTACCTGCACGTGGTGACGTGGGGCCGCGTGCAGACGATGACGCAGGCATTCTGGAACCGGTACGTGGAGGAGGCGTGGACGCCGATCTCCACGGAGTGGGTCGATTCCGCGACGAGGCTGGACCCGGCGGGTGTGGACCTGGCGGGGATGGGCGAGGAGTTCACTTCCCTGACTGGTGAGGCGAACCCGTTCCAGCCCGGCCCGGCTCCGGAACCGCCCCCCACGCCGCCGAGCGGATGTCTCGGGCAACTCCTCGATGAGCTCCGCGGGCTCATCACCAAGTACAGCGGCAAGAACTGACTGGCCGCTCCCGTCCTCCATTAACGTGGCCTGCCGCCGGTGGGCCCTTCAGCATGCCGGGAGGTATGCCAAGTGAAGATCTTCGGAAGGGACCCGTCGGTCTGGCTGACGATCGTCGCCGTCCTCGTGCAGTTCCTCGTCGCGTGGGGTGTCAACCTCACTGAGCAGCAGCAGTCGTGGATCAACGCTGCTGCGACCGCTGCGATGGGTCTGCTGCTGGCGCTGACGGTGTCGCACGACCAGATCGTCGCCGCCGCTGGTGGCCTCCTCGGCGCGGTCCTTCAGCTCGGTGTGTCGTTCGGGCTGGACGTCAGCCAGCATCAGATCGCGGTGGCGGGTGCTCTGCTGACGGCGGTGCTGGCGGCGTGGCTGCACGGGAAGGTGACGGCGCCGGTGGCGCGGGATGGGACGCGGGTCCCGAAGGTGACCGTGTACAGCAAGTAGACCGTCCCTGGCTGGGATGTGAGTCGCCCCGCTCTCCCTCCGCTTCGGCGGCAGGGGAGCGGGGCGTCCTTGTCATGTCTGCGTCCGCCGCTTCGTTATCCACAGAACGCGGTTCCACCGTGGTCGGCGTTGGCAGGCCACCACAGTGGCAGCCATGGATGCTCTCTCGCCCCTGTTTCTGCTGGCACGCACCCTCGCCGCCTTGGAACACGTGTTCTATCGTGGCGCGCATGGAGGAGTTCCTGACCTGCCCATACGGCCACCCGCTGAAGCCGGGCAACGTGGTCCAGGGCTGGTCACCATGCATCTGCCCGCCGGCCTGGCGCAGCCACGGCGGCCACAAGACGCTGGAATGCGTCGAATGCTCCCGCCACGACATCACCTCGGTCCGGTACGAGCCGGAACATGTGGGTGGCGGTCACCCGAACCGGCAGTCGATGCCGGGGAAGGCCGGTGGCGGCGGCAGCGGGGGAGTGTAGGGCGTGGCCCCGAGGTGCGCGCCTTCGACCTCGGGGCCACGCCCGCTTGTGGTCGAGACCCGAATGTGAATGGGTCTCGCTATTCGGTGTAGGGCCGGGGATGCTTAAGCCTCAGCCGGGTCGGCGTCACGAGACTGGCGC